TCACCGCCTCGAGGACTACGTCAATTGAGTAGCTCCCGAAGATGAGATCGTCGTAGTTCACTTCTTCCTCGGCTTTCCATTGGTGCGGACTCGCACGCCTGGACACTCATCGCATCTCCACTCTTCACCCTGACCGAAAGGTAACTGACAAAGGGTGAGATACAGGGCAGGTACGACGTGCCAGCAACTCGCACATACCCCAACCGCACTTCCGGTGGAGAGTGTGAACCACCTACCTAGGAGAAGGGGGTAGAACTCCGTCTCTAGGGTGGGGAAATAGGATTTGATTGGTGGGTAAGTACTCATTGTATATTAATTATACATCCAAAGAGCTGGGACAATCAAGGGTGACGCTTCCCTTACTCCCGACTGTCGTTGTGAGAGATGTCCCGACCGTACAACGTCCGGCCTTTCCGGATTTCGGATTCCGAAGTTTGCGGGCCCCCGCCCCCGCTCCCTTTTAGGGAGGCAATGATGTCGTCGATTTCGTCTACACGAGTTCTCGATTCCACGTGAGCCAACGCTTTCGCTCTCTTCGCCTCTTCCCTCGCCTCTCTCCGTGTGGCTGTTGTTCGAAGGTAGTACGCTTTCATATACTCCTTCGTGCCGCCGACAGGCTTCTCCGTCTGGCTAATGACGAGAGCTGGATTCTCCCTCCAGCAATTGCGAGTGCTCCAGGCAGGGTTGGGGATTCCGTAATGGTCGCCGAGCAACGTGAGAAGGTTGATTTCGAGACCGTCCTCGCGTACACAAATACGTCCTCCCGTTCGGCTTTGATGGAAGTACTGTGGAGTGAGCATCATGACGATGCGATACTTCTCGAGGATGGGCATGAGACTGGCATACATCATTACGTACGTCTTATTCTTCCCCGTAAACGACAGCGTGAGAATCTTCCCATCTTTCGAGGGAAACGCGTTATCCACTCCGTGCATCATTACACGGTGTCTGTCATCGTGAACGTCGGGAAATCTAATAACGCCCGCTGTCATGTCCACCGCGACGCGTCCACTGACTCTTCCGTCTACACCGTCCGAGCTGTCGCCCGATCCAGCACGTTGGTGCTGGTCTTCTGTGGGGTTCCCCCACGAAAGTACAAACCTACTGTTAATGTCGACTGTCACCGTGAGGAGGTTACCTTGTTTGTCCATGCTGATGTCTCCATAGGTCTAAACTTACAACATTATTATACTCCAGCTAGCATTTGGAATTCAACCTCAATTAAGTTCTCCGTTCAATTCAACTCCGCTTCACGATCTCTTCAACAATCCCTATCGTAACTCTTTGCAAACAAAGGACTTCAGCACGTTCCTTCGCTTAAATCATGACGCTCCTGTCTCAATATATAAACCAACAATCCTATATATGTTAAAAACAACATATACACACACACACACACATACATACAATGCATGTATAATTGGAATTAACATATAAAAGATCTTTAGATTGAGCGAGTTACATAGCATCGGGTTGAAAGTAATCTCAAATAATCGTTAACCTGAACCTCAATTTTGAATTCCATGACGCCGAAACGTGAAACGTGGTGGAGAATGCAGCATTTTCGAGTGTCCGCGTGAGTTTTTCCCGCCGAGTTGGGTCCAAGATGCCGGGTTGGGTTTGCAGATGCACCCCAAATGGGGTGGACGCCGCGGGCAGTATGCGGGGAACCCGAAGACACGGCAGCGAAGCTGTCCGTTTTGACGTTCTCTCAAAAAAAGGGAACGCCACCGAAGTGACGTTCCCCTCTCCCCCGGACTGCCTAGCTCTTGCTCTTGATCTGAGCCTCGAGCTTCGACAGATCCCCGCCGCCGCGAACGTAGGCCTTCTCGAGCTCATCGAGACGAACCTTCATCGTCCTGCGCTGAGCCGACGTGACGACCTGACGTGACTTGCGATAGATCACGTCGTACTCACCACGGTTCAACATCTGAACCACGGTAGCCGAGTCGTAGTGCTTCTTGAGCAACGCCAACGCCTGCTCAGCAGTTTCCGCACCCGACAGTTTCGTTTCGACAGCTTTCTCTTTCACGGTAACCTCCTTCAAGGTTAAGAAGCTAGACATAATCGTCTACTTCATATCCTACCACTTCTCTCACGTATGGACCTAACGAACTACCCACCCTGCCTCTACAGCACCTCCTTCGACTCTTCGGACTTGGCTTGCGGCTCACTCCAGAACCGATCTACCTTCATGCCGATCAACTTGACGATTGATCCGTCGTCCTTCGTGACGCGAATCTCGAATCGTCCCTGGATCACTCCGCGGCGTACGTCGACGTGTGTGAACGTGGTCCACGGCTTCTCGCCTGCTGGCACCGCTGCCTTCTTCTTTCTGACGCTCATGCTGTCTCCTTCGTACCGAACGCATCCTTGACGATGCATGGCCAATGTGCCGACACCTTGATTCCGACTTCTCTCTCCGACAACGGCTTCTTGCAAATGCTACACAGGACTTCCGTCTTCGGGCTCTCCGGTTCGCAGTCGTCGTCGAAGCATCCCAACGCTCTCTCGAGAACATCCAACGCTGTCGTCTCCACGCTCAGCTCGTCGTGATGATTCTCGATCGCGTTCTTCACCAGCTCGAAGGCGAACCTGATGCTAACGCTGTACACGACACCAGGCTGATCCTTGTATCGAAGCTCGGTCTCTCCCAGGTCACGATTGTCGATCTCTACGTCCGTGTCGTCGATGTATATGACGTTCTCGCTCATGACCAATATCCTTTCTTCTCCATCCACATCCTGCTCATGTAGTGCGCACGTCGATACGCCACGCGCTTCGTGAACGATCGCTTCTCCACGGTCCAAGCTACCCAGATGACTCCCCACAGCACACACACGCATGATCCTACGAGCATATTCAACAGCATTCTCTCACCTCACATCCTACCACTTCTCTTGCGTATAGATCCAACTACGCGACCCCTCACCCCCAAACAACTTTAGTTCCAACTTTAGGTTAGGACCTTTCTCAAACCTACCATGTTTTGGGGGCATGGCATTCAAACTTTCGTTTTGCAATCTTCCGTGCGGCAGTATACTTAGACGTAATCCGTTAAATCCCACTTTCACGGGGACAGCCGAAATGGCCACTTTAGGCGACAATTCTCTCACACCGACAGTCGAGTATCCTGATCCCGTGCGTCACGAGTGGCGTATGATGGCAGAGCTTCGGTTGCGTATGCCAGACATTGCGGTGAAGGAAATCGCGAAGGCCTTAGGCTACGCTTCTCACACTGTCCGGGCGTGGAGTCGCAATCCCGCGTATCAGCGGTATGAGAATTTCGTCATCAAGAAGCAGCTCGACGAGCTTCCGCCGTCCAGCCTTCCAGGCAAGACTGTTGCGCAGGTCTTCTCGGAGTATGAAGTGGAGATGGCCGAGCGACTCATCGATATTTGCCAGACTTCCTCCGACGAGAAGCTCTCGGCGCAAATCGCGCAAGATCTCCTCGACCGCGCAGGCCATGCTCCGAAGCACCGTGAGAACGTTCGTCCCCTCATTATCAATCTCGGGAATGACGTTCTGCAGATGTTCCAGCGGCGTGCACTCGAAGCAGGATTGGTTGCGATAGATGGACATACTCTCGAAGAAAGCACACGATAAGTTCTTCCGCGAGGAACTTCTCATCTCCCCTCCGACGTCAAGTCAGGGAGATGAGCTGCGTGGCTTTCTGCGCGAGAATGGAATTAAGTCGCTCTACTTCTTCGCCACCGCCATCTTGAAGTGGGACCTTCTTCAGGAAGACCCTCACCTTCCGATGTGCAGCTTCATTCAGACGCCGAACGATCCTCCGCTCGCCCGCTTCCGTAAAGTACTTCTCGTCCCTCGAGACTGTTACAAGTCGACCATCGGAAGTAAGTCTCTTCCTCTCTGGTATCTCATCCAGCCGATGCTTGAAGGGATACCCGGTCGAGAGCATCGCATTCTCCTCTGCAGCAGCGCCAGCACGAACGCGATGAAGCAGATCAAGTCGATTCAGACGCAGGTCGAGCGGAATCAAATCCTCTCGTGGGTGTATCCCGAGATCATTCCAGATCTCTCCCGGACGACGTGGACGCAATCGAACCTCCTCTTTCCGAGAGACGGGATGTATGGCGAAGACACAATCGAAGCTGCTGGTGTGGATTCCCATATTGTCAGCCGACATTACACCATCCAAATCAAGGACGACCTCGAAGACAAGCAGAGCTTCGAACAGCCCTCTGTGCGAGAGAAGGTCAAGTCCTTCTACAAAAGCGCGGAAGCGCTCTTCGTCGACGAGCAAACGTCGATAGACATCCTCATCGGGACTCGTTGGGGAATTGACGACCTCTACGCGGATATTAAGGAGAGTGAGAGTGGGACATATGCCTTTTACACACGGCCGTTGCACTGGACTCAGGAAGATCTCAAGCGGGACATTCGTCAGGCGGAGGAAGTAGGGAAGCCTCCTATCTACGACATGATCCCTGAGGAAAGTGCTCCGGAAGAGAATAAGACGTACTATTTCTTCCCTAAGCTTTTTCCTGAGGAGTCATGCGAGAGAATCAAACGGAAGCAGGGATCGTTCATGTACAGCATGCTCTATATGAACAATCCAAGGGATCCGGCTCTGGCGGAATTTCGCGAGACGGATCTTCGCTACTTCTCTTTCGACAAGGAAGGGAACCTGGTCATCGAGGACACGGACAACGCAAAGTTCGACACCGTATCCTTCGACAGCCTTACTCGTGTCATGTTCTGGGATCCTGCACTTGCGGAACGCGAGCTCAAGAAACGCAGCCGCAACGCGATGATTGTGATGGCGCGGGACAACCGCAGTCGCCTCTTCATTCTCGACGCTTACGCGGAGTATAAGAATCCCGGGTTTCTCTTCTCGAAGTTCATCTCCCTGCACCAGAAGCATCGCGTGCATAAGGCCGCTATTGAGGATGCCGGATTCCAGCGCATCCTCAAGTTCCCTCTCTACCAGCGAATGAAAGAGTTGAACTACCACTTCCCGGTAGAGGGTGAGCCGCCGATCGGAGATAAGGATGCTAGAATTCGTAGCCTCATTCCCTACGTCGAGACTCACGACCTTTTCATTCGACGGGGGCTCACGGACTTTGTTGAGGAGATTAGAGGATTTCCTGTTTTCCCGACCAAGGACCTGGTCGATGGAGCAGCAGCTTGTCTTGCCGTTCTCAGCAAAGCTGGAGACGCTAAACAGACTGCTTCAAGTCCCTTCCAAGCACGACATCACCGACACCTTCAAGCAGTGAACGACCAGGCGCTCTCAACGCGTAGTCCAATGACGGGGTATTAATATGGCGAAACGCCAAGTGAAACTCGATGACGAAGAACTGGAGAAGGACGATGCCGAATCCCAAGAAAAGCCGAAGAGGAAGCAAGCCCCGAAAAAGCGCAAAGCGGTCGTAGCGGCGGCAAAGCCGAAGAAGGAAGAGGCTCCGAAGAAGGCGAAGAGTGATCGTCCGATGAGCGTCGGCGGGATTATCATCAAGACCGCGGCAGAGCGCCAGTCATGGGAGAAGGATGCTCCGTGGCACCGGAAGAACAATTCGGAGTCGAGGTTCAGAGACCATGCCCCAGATCGTCGCACCAAAGATTGAGCTGACCGAGGAGCAGGAGAAGGCGTTAGAAGCGCAGGTTCACGCCGCGCTTACGGACGCTCTCACCGTCCATTCTCACCGGGAAGATCACCTTGCCTCGCTCCTGAAGGCGTATAAGAGAGTGCCTGAGCACACCTCGAAGGACTTCCCTTGGCCAGGCGCCTCGAACGTCGTTGTGCCCCTCGTTCAGATCGTCGTGGATGCCATTGTTGCCCGCCTGATGAAGAGCGTCTTCGGCGTCAAGCAGCAGTTCGAGGTCGAAGTCAAGAGCCCGGAGTGGGAGCCCAAGGAAAAGGACATCCGGGACTGGTGCGAACACTTCTTCAGCGTTAGCGGAAGTCGCGATCGTCTCCGCGGAATCTTTTACGACCTCGCGCTTTACGGTGAAGCCATCGTCAAGCCGATGTGGGTTGAGAAGAAACGCGTCATGCACCAGTACGATCAGACTGGGCAGATGGTCGAGAAGGAGATCGTGGACTATGAAGGACCGGTCTGGCATACGCCGGCTCCTGCTGACATCATCGATCCTCATGGTTTTGATGAGTGGGATGAGTTGCCCTGGGTCGCTGAGAGGCTGCGTTATACGAAAGGCGTTCTCATCCGAGACGCAGAAGACCTCGGGTATGAGAATATCGAGGAAATTGTCTCACATGCCCGGCCCCGTGACGACGCTCGGTATAAGATGAGTGCGGAGGTCCAGCATAAGGAAGGGGAAGTTCAGAACCCCGACTGGCCCATCACGCTCTACGAGATGTGGGGCTACCTCGAAATTCCTCTGACATACGAAACAGGTGCTGGCGAGCCTTCGAAGGAGACGACGAAGTGGTGTGAGGTCATTCTCACCTACAACCTCGAGGCGCGGAAGTTCGTGAAGAAGGTCTACAATCCCTTCTTTGGCCGTGCCCGTTTCCTTCGAAAAATCCCTTACCTCGTCCAGGCGCACGAAGTGCATGGGCTTGGTGCAGCGGAGCAAGCGCTTCCCTTTCAGATTCAAGCGAGCACCGTCCACAACCAAATTATCGACGCAGCCACTGCCGCCAACGGCGGCATAACGATTGCGAGTCCCGAGTCGAACATCGGGGCAGGCGAGCGAGTGCATCCTGGCAAAACGATCGTGGATCCGAACCCGGATAAGGTGAGGATCCTCCATCTTGCGGAAGCCAGCAGCACTTTGCAAAACATGCTCCCCCAGATCATTCGACTTGCGGAGACCTCGACAGGCGTGTCCGCATATAATCTAGGCATGGAGAGCGCCATCGTTGGCAGTCAGGCTACAGCAACTGGTACTACGGCCCTGATCAACGAGGGTAACCAGAGATTCTGGGTCTCCATCGATGATATGCGTGACGCGCTTGTCGAGATCCTCTACCTCACGATTCAGCTCGTGCAGCAGATGAGCCCGGAGGGCGTGAAGATTACGGAAGACAGGATGATCGTCTTCCCACAGGGCGACGTGCGTACCGCTATCGGCCTGAAGCTGAACATGGCGTCGGAATCCCTGAATAAGGACGTGGAGCTGCAAAACCTCCAAGTCCTCATGGCAGTTCTCAACGAGTACTACGCCCGTATCATGAACGCGTCGGCGATGATCTTCAATCCACAGTTCCCACAGGAACAAAAGAGCGCCGCAATCCAAGTCATGCAGAGCGCTCACGACATCGTCAAACGCTTCGTCGAACGCTTCTCGGTGGAGAACGTCGACACAATCGTCCCGAACATCCTTCAGATTCTGCAGGGTGCTCAGCAGCAGGGTCAGCAACCAGGACCGCAGATGACACCGCAGGCAGCACCACAGGCACAAGCAAATGGCATACCGAACGGACAAAATCCCGGAGCACGTCCGCCGTCAGGTCCTGGAGGTGTTCCAGGAGGAGCTCCAGTCCCTCCACAGCCAGCTCCGTACGTGCAGTAATATGAACGACATGCTCAGGCTGCAGGGCAAGGCGCAATTCGTGTACGGATGGATCACAGCACTAACGACAGAGTCGACGAAAGTCGATGGACGGAAAGAGGGGGAGAAACCCAATGGCCTTACCGGATATTGATGAGCATGGGATCGTGAGAAGTGGACCGTTCGCTGGGTTGAAGGCGGAGGAAGTCTTTGAATTTGCAGAAGCGTCGGCAGCGTCTAAGCGAGAAGCTGAGGGTCATGGGCAACCACCTCCGGCTCGTAATCCTGCTGAGACTTTGTCGGCTGCTGCTAAGGCTCGGACTGATCCCATGAACACCTTCACGTTTGCGCAGTTCGAGAGGATCGACGAGGACAATTTCTCGAAGACCGTCCCGGACTACGACAAGTATAAAGAGAAGATCGCGAACGTCAAGAAGACCATGACTCCCGATCAGCGTGCGCAGCAAGGCGTGCACAAGTTCATCTATCAGAACGTCCGTATGGACGATCCGGAAGTGCAGAAGGTTATCTTCGGAACGATTCCTCCTCCTGGAGTAGTCGAGGAGCCGCCCGATGCTGAAGTTCCTGCAGTTTCTGAGGAAGAGGAAGCGCCGGCAGCACCTGTCGCCCCTCCAGCGAAAGCGCCTGTTGCGAAGGCAACTCCGAAGTCTGTTCCTTCGCCGGTTGCGAAGCCGACTCCCCGGAGCACGGCTGCTCCTCCGGCTGTGGTTAAGTCTACACTGAAGGCCACGCCAAAAGTAATTGCGCTTGCGGAGCGCTACTCGATGACCGTCGACGAGTATCTCGGTCACCTTGAAGCCCAGGGCTACACGCAAGAGCAGCTGAACAACTTGAGCCTGCCGTCGTCGGCACGGACCAACCCCACGAACAGACCACGGAGTATTTATGACCGATAGACCGCAGGTGTACGATCAGTTCGTTGTCAGGGATCCTGACCCGAACTACCGCTATCGCTGGTGCAACGAGCGCGACCGCGCAATGCTCCAGAAGATGAACGTTGGCTGGGAGGTTGACAAGGACGGAAAAGACGAACTTCCGAACTTGCTGCCTGCCGGTCAAGCAGTCGAGAACCCGGCCGGAGGAACAATCCGCAAGCGGGGGGACCTCATCCTGATGAAGATCCCGAGGGACGTGTACGAAGAAAGGGTTGAAAAACCCAGACGCCAGGCTGCCGAAAGGCAAAACGTGTCAATCGACACAATGGTAAGACAGGCGGATGAGCAGGCGAAGAAGGCTCTTCGGCGTGCGGGATACCGAGACTCTCAAATTCGAGAGTCGCACGTATTTTCGACGTCCGATCAGCCCGGATTCGACGGCAACCGCTGAAAGGAATGAACAGTGGCGAATACGTGGACTCGAATCCCATTTCGCGCCGTTCGTAATCTTTCGGGACCTGGCCTCCCTTCAATCGAACTGCCCGAGGGCACCAATCAAGTTTTCAAGCAAGGTGCTCCCGTTGTTTTCGTGGCAGGTTTCATTGCAGAGTGTGGCGCAAATCCGGTAATGATTACGGGCCTTGCGACTAAGGACGGACAGAACAAGGCGTCGGGCGTGGCTCGTCAGGATATCATCCTGGCCCACCCGGCGACTCTCTTTCTCGGATATCTCGATACGGCAGCTGCTGAGGGCGCAGGCGTCTCAAGCACCCTCGATCGAGGTCTCTCATATGGCATCGCGAAAAACGCTGCCAGCGGCAAGTGGTTCGTGAATAAGAGCGATACCACAGCGAAACGCGTTACCATCTGGGAAGTCTGGGAGCAGGCGATGGACGCCAAGACTCCCGCCTGGGGCGACACGCTCACTCCGGTCGTCTTCTCCTTCGCTGCGCCGTACTGCAGCATAACGGCGGTGGCATAACATGTCAAGAGTCTCTACAGGCGGATTTTCCGCCCTACTCGCAGAGGGCCTCTGGCGTGTGTTGTTCAACACGCTGAATCGTCAGCCGAATCAGTGGGTCGGTGTCATGAAGACCCACGACATGAAGAAGGCTTACGAAGAAGACACGAAGGTTGCCGGGTTGGGCTCGATGGTTCCGAAGCCCGAAGGCGACCCCATCAGCTTCGATGTCCCGATCATGGGAGCAGGCGTTCGCTACACGCCCTCGTCCTACGGTCTGGGCTTCCGAATCACCCGCGAGATGTGGGATGACGATCTCTACCACATCATGGATAAGATGGCGAGCGAGCTAGGTCGCGCCGCGTCTTACAAGATTGAAGTCGATGCCTGGAGCATCCTGAACAACGGCTTCAATCCCGCATTCACCGGCTCGGACGGTCTGCCTCTTCTCCACATTGCGCATACCCGCTTGGACGGCGGAGCAGTGATGGCGAACAAGCCGACGGTCGATGTCGATTTCTCCGCCACGGCGTATCAGGCGGCTTTGGACCACTTCAAGACGATGGTCGACGAGCGAGGGCGTCCGGTTGTAATGTCGCCTTCACTCCTGATCATCGACCCCTCCTTCGAATGGGCAGCGAAGGAAATCCTGGAGTCGGAATACAAGCCGTACACGGCGAACAACGAAATCAACGTTCTGCGGTCGGACGGCAAGATGGACTACTTGCTGTCGCGGTATCTCACGGACAGCGATTCGTGGTTCGTCCTGAGCGACGAGCACGACCTCAACTTCTTCTGGCGCGTCAAGCCGGAGACGGGCGAGGCCGACGACTTCCTCACGGGAGACGCACTGTATAAGATCTACTCGCGCTACGCCAAGGGTTTCACCGAATGGCGCGGCGTGTACGGATCTTCAGGCGGCTAGCGCAATACGGGGGAGAGCAGGACACTCTCCCCCTTTTCGTGGGCGAAGCACACAGACGCTAAGGACTTCCGATGACACAGACACAGCGACCGCGGTTCGGGTCGACCGGTTTTCACGGTGAGAGAGGCGGAATCACGCCCTCTGCCCATGTATTCCGGGACACGGCTATGCAGGATTGGTACCTGTGGATTGCCACGGATGGGACGTTTCGTTGGGCGAGTGCGGATCGCGCGGAAGATCCCTCGTTCAACTGGAATTATGACGGGAATGCAATTGCATACCGCGAGAGTCCGGACGGTACTGCCGTCTTCCCCGCTTACACCTACGCTCTCGACAATGACACGGGGCAATTCCGTGTAGGCGCAAACAATGAAGGCTTCTCAGCCGGCGGGATTCTTCGTTGGGATTACAACACCATC